AATCTTGTCAGTTTACAAAATATAAACTCAATCAATATTATGATTGGCATTGTGATTCTTGGGATAAAGTATATGACAAAGAAGGTCCAGAGAATGGTAAAATTCGAAAGCTATCTATGACTTGTCAGTTAACAGATGGTTCAGAATATGAAGGTGGAGAACTAGAATTTGATTTTAGAAACTATGATCCTCACATGAGAGAAGAAGCTAAACATTTGAGACAAGCAAAAGAAATATTGCCTAAAGGAAGTATTATTGTCTTTCCATCATTTGTATGGCATAGGGTTAAACCAGTAACAAAAGGAACTAGATATTCACTGGTGATGTGGAACCTTGGATATCCATTTAGATAATATGTTTATAAATAATTACTTTAACACAACGATTTGGTCAGAACAAAAACCAGAGTTTTTAAAATCTTTAACTAAAGCAACTAACAAATATATTAAAGCTGCTAGAAATTTTCCAGAAGCTAAAAAACATATTAAAGAATTTGGAGACTTTGGAAGAAGTTATCATTCAACACCACTAACAGTTGACAATGATTTTAGAGACTTTAGAGATTACATTGGTCAAAAATCTTGGGAATATTTAGATCATCAAGGTTTTGATATGCAACAATATCAAACTATGTTTAGTGAACTATGGGTACAAGAGTTTGCAAAAAAGGGAGGAGGACATCATTCGGCTCACGTTCATTGGAATCAACATGTATCAGGATTTTATTTTTTAAAAGCAGGTGAGAAAACATCAATGCCAATATTTCACGAGCCACGTACTGGAGCAAGATCTACAAAATTAAAAATGAAAACTAATTTAAAAGAAATTCTTAATGGTAATGAACTAGTTCACTTTAGACCACAACCTGGAACGTTAATTATATTTCCAGGTTATTTAGAACATGAATTTTCAGTAGATTTTGGAATAGAACCTTTTAGATTTATACATTGGAATATTCAAGCTGTTCCGAAAGAAATGGCTAAAGATGTCGTTTAAAAAAAATAAATACGTAATTATAAAACAAGCAATAGATAAAGATTTAGCTTTATTCTTATATAATTATTTTCATATGAAAAGACAAGTATTAGATACCTGTCGTAATGCTAGATACATTTCACCTTATGAAACATTACTTGGTTATTATGAAGGAGCAGACGAACAGATTCCACATACTTACTCAAGTTATTCTGATATTGCTATGGAGACTTTAATGTTGAAGTGTCAACCTATTATGGAAAAAACTACAGGATTAAAACTATATCCATCTTATACTTATGCAAGAATTTATAAAAAAGGTGATCAATTAAAAAGACATAAAGATAGATTCAGTTGTGAAATATCTACTACTATGAATTTGGGTGGTGATGATTGGACTATTTATTTAGAGCCATCAGGAAAAGAAGGTATGAAAGGTATTAAGGTAGATTTAAAACCAGGAGATATGTTGGTCTATTCTGGTTGTGAATTAGAACATTGGCGAGAAAAATTTAAAGGCAAAGACTGTGCTCAAGTATTTCTTCATTATAATAATAGAAAAACTCCAGGATCTAAAAATAACATGTTTGACAAACGCCCACATTTAGGTCTTCCATCTTGGTTTAAACGATGATATACCCCTATGATGAAGGCAGTAATCCACCATACCTACTGCCTTCTTTATAAGGATTTTATATGCTACAAAAATTAGGATTCCTACCAGGATTCAATAAACAAGTTACTTCTACCGGCGCTGAGTCTCAATAGACTATACTTGTCTCTAAAATATTGATGTATTTTTTCAATAATTTAGATATAATCACCTTATGGCACTTAAAAAAGTAACTTTTTCACCAGGTTTTAACAAGCAAAGCGTAGCATCCGCTCTTCCAGGACAATGGGTAGATGGTGACTTTGTGCGTTTTAGATATACGGCACCAGAAAAAATAGGTGGCTGGCAACAATTAAGTGTCAATCAAGAAACTGTTCCAGGAGCAGCTAGAGCTCAATTAGCTTTCACAAGTTTAAAAGGTGAGAGATATACTGCGATAGGTACTTCTCAAGGACTTTTTATATATTACGGAGAACAGTTTTACGATATTACCCCTTTAGCTACTGCAATCACAGGAGCGACGTTTGATACTTTTTCTGGTTTGGATAATGTTACTGTAAACAAAACTTCTCACGGTTTACAAGTTGGAAGATATGTGACGTTTACAGCAGTTACTCCCCCAACAGGATATTCTGCAACAGATTTTACAGAAGATGCTTTTGAAATTTTAACAGTCCCTAACGATAATACTTTTACTATTCAAATGAGAGTTAATGCAAGTGGTGCAGCCTCTGCATCTGGTGCAGCAACTATTAATCCTTATGAAATAGTAGGGCCTACTTTTCAAACACTAGGTTATGGATGGGGTACTTATCTATGGGGAGATTCTACATGGGGCACAGAAAGAGGAACTAGTAATGTAACTTTAGATCCAGGTAATTGGTCTTTAGATAATTTTGGAGAAGTTCTTGTTGCAACTATTTTTAATGGCAAAACATTTACATGGGATGCGGGAGCAACTAATCCTAGAACAGTCAGAGCTTCTACTTCTACTTCCGGTTTTTCTACTTCTGCTAATCCCACAGCAACTCGATTTACTCTTGTATCAGATAGAGATAGACATTTATTTCATTTTGGAACAGAAACGACTATCGGTGATGCCAGTACTCAAGATCCTATGTTTGTAAGGTTCTCGGACCAAGAAAATTTAGATGAATACGCTCCTACCGCTATCAATACAGCAGGAACTTTTAGGTTGGATACAGGCAATAAAATTACAGCAGCTCTTCAAGGTAAGGATTATGTTTTTGTATTAACTGATTTAGCTGCTTATATCATTCAATTCGTTGGTCCACCTTTTACTTTCTCAGTAAGACAAGTAGGAACAAATTGTGGATGTATTTCTCAACACGCGGCTTCTTATGTTAATGGAGCAGTGTTTTGGATGTCAGGTGAAGGAGGATTTTTTATGTACGATGGTACTGTTAAATCTCTACCTTGTTTAGTTGAAGATTTTGTATTTACTACAAATAATGGAAACTTGGGTATCAACTATAATTCAGCAGATACCATTTATTCAGCTGCAAATAGTTTATACACAGAAATTAATTGGTTTTATCCTAAGTCCGGATCGGATCAAATTGATAGATGTGTAACTTATAATTTTGGTGAAAACGTATGGACTACAAGTTCATTAGCTAGAACCACCTATCAAGATCAAGGTGTATTTAATTTACCTTATGCAACAGAATACAACGCGACAACGACTCCAGTATTTTCACCTATCTCAGGAATTACAAATACTTACGGAGCTTCGTTGTACTATGCTCACGAAATAGGAACCGATCAAGTTAACAGTTCGGGCACAACTTCTATTGATGCTTTTATTAGATCGGGAGATTTTGATATTGAAGATGGGGAACTGTTTATGTCAATGAGAAGATTTATGCCTGACTATAAATTTTTAGTAGGTAATTCTAAAGTCACTTTGTTTATATCTGATTTTCCTTCAGACACACAAACAAGTTCTCCTTTAGGTCCCTTTACAATAACAAGTACTACTGATAAAGTAGATACTAGAGCAAGAGGAAGATTACTGTCTATTAAAATAGAAAATGATGCTGCAGGTGAAACTTGGCGTTATGGTAGTTTTAGACTTGATGCACAACCAGACGGGAGAAGATAATGGCTAAATTAAGTAATTACATACCTGAGCCTAAACAAGAATACGACGTAGAAAATCAAAGACAAATTATAGAGTCTGTGACAACTATGAAACAACAACTTAATTTTTCTTTTCAACAAGATATAAAAAATGAACAGGACACCTTTAACTATTTCTTATCCTAATGAGTATATTTTACAGAAACCAAACTTTTGATTTAACTACTACTAACTTAACTACAGTATTAACTATTTCTACCTCTGCTATTGCTATTGTAAAAACGGTTCAAGCAGTTCATGATACTGCAAGTAATGTAAATACGGATATTTTTGTTAAAGAAGTTTCTGGAAGTGATGTTCAAATTGGCCATGAGTTACTAAATAAAGAAACAGTTAATATGTTAACAAACACCTTGAATTTAGAAGCAGGAGATGTTATAAAAATGCAAGCAGACACAGCTAATGAAATAACAGGTATTATTAGTTATGCGCTTATAAACAGAGAGAATGAAAATGGATAAAGATATACCGACAATAAATTGTACAACTGTCATCACTTTTAGAAATACTAAAACGGGTGAAAAGTTTACTGAGAAAGTAGAAGGACCTGATATTGTTCAAGATATAACAGTTCAAGTTTCCCCAAAAGGATTAAATATACTTCAGAAAGTTATGCAAAATGATAAATCAAAACCCTAAAGGCGGGACTGAAATACAGCTAGAGTATTTAGAAAAATATGTCAATAAGGAGTTATTAGATCAAGTACAGATCACTACTTCTGTTCCTGAAAAAATACTTTTACACCCTACTAAGTTAAATATCCTTTGGCAAAAAAACTCTTATGATCAACCTAACATAGCTCCCTGGTTTCAAGATAAATCTAACCATAGTAAGTATGATTGGTATGTATTTAATTCACATTGGAACTATGAAAAATTTAGAATGATGTTTAATATTCCAGAGGAACAATGTGTAGTTATTAAGAATGGAATAGATAAAATAGAAAAAGCAGAACCTTACCAACAAGGTAAACCTATAAAAATAATTCATCAGAACACACCCTGGAGAGGACTAAGTGTTCTACTAGGTGCCATGCAAAAGGTTAAAAACCCTTTGATTACTTTAGATGTTTATTCTTCTACAGAAATATATGGAAAGAATTTTCATAAAAATAATGATCAAGATTACACAACTTTATATGAACAAGCAAAAAAATTGCCAAATGTAAATTACATTGGCTACAAACCAAACTCTTATATTAAAGAACATCTTAAGGATTATAATATGTATGTTTACCCAAGCATCTTTGAAGAGACTTCTTGTATATCTTTATTAGAATCTATGGCTGCGGGTTTATATTGTATTACTACAAATTATGGAGCTCTATTTGAGACAGGCGCAGAGTTCCCTATGTATATTCCGTACAGTAGTAACTATAGAAATTTAGCTGAAAAATTTGCTTATGGTATAGAAGCTGCTGCAGCAAGTCTACATGAATCTGTAATACACAACCATTTAATTTCACAATCTCAATACACACATCAGTACTATGGATGGGGCAAACAAGCTTCTTCATGGACTAGATTTTTACAAGGAGCTATAAATGCAAAAGCCTAACGAACCTATTTGGTTTAACGATGAT